GCCGTTCATCTGGACCAAGAGCGCACGCGACATCCTGCAGAAGGTCATTCGTGCCAATGCGCGGTTAAGCTCCAAGAAGAACGAAGCGCTGCACTAGTTCGTTGAGGCGCTGCAAGAGAGCAGCCACCGGAAAGATCCACGAGCGACCGATCTTGACGCCCGGCAAGTCTCCGACCACGGCGCGCGTCTGCACGGTCGTCGGCTCGCAGTCGAGGAGAGCGGCGACCGATTCGCTGTCGAGAACGCCCAACTGGACTCGCAGTTGCTGCGGCATTGGGTGCTCAGCGCTGGGCATCGTGTGCCTCACTCACGCAGTGCCCGATCGCGGAAGGCAGCGTGAAGGGCTCCAGCCATTCGACACAGCGCACACGCCCGGCTTCGTCCCGAGCGACCGGCCATGAGGCATCGGGAACACGGCCCGGGATGTTGAGGTCGGCCACGGCGGTCGGCGGCGTCCAGTGCTTGCCGGTCCAGAATCGAACATAGGGGCCGAACTTGCCCGGATGGTCGTCCTCGCGTGCGCGCGATCGGTCGAATGCGCGGGCGATGAAAAGGCCGGGTTCTGCGGGCGGGGTAGTGTTCCTGGTGGTCATGCGTTCTCCTCTTCGTGTTTCTGAACAGGCTCAGTGTGCTGTTGCAACAGCACACTGGCTAGGAGACGAAATCCGCATGGCGGAGGGCCTGGTGTAGAGTGAATGTATCGACTCGCACAGCGAGCTTCGTTGCATCTCAGTCGCTGAGGTCTGCACGCATCGCCAGGACGCGCGCCGCGGTTGTGGGCGCTAGGCTAAGCGCCCCTGCAGCACCCACCGCTCAAGACCGCGCAGGCTGATTAGGCGGCGGCCGTCGGGCGCGAGGAAATACTCTCGGCCTTTGATCCACACACCGCGCTCGATCTTTAGCTCGATGGCTTTGGGGGTATAGCCCGTGAACTCGCAGAACTTGTCAACGAGCATGAACGGGAAGTAGACGACGAGGGTTGGGGACATCGGGTGATTGAAGCGGCTAGGCTGAGCGCCCCTGCAGCACCCACCGCTCAAAACCGCGCAGGCTGATGAGGCGGCGACCGTCAGGCGCGATGACGTACTCGCGGCCTTGGGCCCATTGACCACGCTTGATCTTTTGATCGATGGCCCCCACGGTGTAGCCAGTCAGTTCAGCGGCCTTGGGGACGAGCACAAACGCCACCCCTAACGCGCTCGGTTCGAGCTTCCACGGGTCATGCACGGATGTTCCATTTCGAGTTGCGGCGCGCCATGTTCGGCGCTTTTCGCCTCGAGCAGCAGCGGGCAATAGCTGATGGCCGGGCCATGATGTAGATTCAACTGCCCTGTAACACGCAGAGTGCATCGTTAAAACTCACTGGCCGCCCGCTGCACCGCGGGTCATTGCCTGAGTTTCCCTGTCGAGGACAGCCTCTGGACGGCAGCAAGCGTCTGCTTATTCCCCTGCGCGACGGCCGCCGCGACTTCTGCCCGCGAGGTGCCCGCACCGATGTTGTAGGTTGGGTTAGCACCGATGTGGATGTCCCCGCCGGAGCCACCACCCAATGCGTCATTGGGGATGATCGTGCCGCTACCCGAGGGCACGAACAACTCAGGCCCGAGTTCGCCCGTTATGTATTTTCCTCCCGAGTTCACATTGCCGCCCGTAGCGCGCATGCCCGCGATGCCGAACGCTGCGGCGAGGCCGGCGCTCGTGTAGTTGCCCGCGCCCGCGTCTCCACCGACACCGCTCCCGGAGAGATTCGCACCACCCGACAGAGAGGAGAAGATCGAGCCGAACAGATTGCCGGCGCCGCTCGCCGCATTCGCCACCTGCATGCGGATGATGTTGGCGAGGAACTCATCGCTCATCGACTTCCACAGTTTCTTGAACGAGAACTGCCCCGTCTCGGCCAGCTTGGTGAGAGCGCTGCTGACGGTGTCCAGGCTGCTGGTCGTCATCTTGGCGGCGAGAGCGCCCGCGTTGCTCGCGTCCTCGGCCCACTTCGTTGCGGCATTGCTGGCACCGGTCGGAGCGCTGCGGCTGTCGTTGTACTGCGCGGTCCGCGCGGCGGTGACAGCGGCAATGTTCTGCGCCAGCGCGGCCTGAATTGCGACCTCCTCACCTGCGTGCGTGCGCATCTCCTCCTCGGCGGCCTTCTGCAGCTTCGCGGCGTCCGCGGCAATCTCGCGTTGCAGCGTGGTCTGGTGCAGCGCCTCGCTTTCGCGGGCGATACCGGCGATCTCGGCCGCCACGTTGTCCTGGCGCTTCTTGGCGTCATCGGCATACTTGACCGCGGCGTCAGCGTCGAATTTCTTGGCAGCGGCGAGCGCAATCTCGGCGGTCAGCTGCTGCTTGAGGGCGTCGGTGGACAACTTGGACAGCTCGGCGTCATGCGAGGCCACCGCCTGCGCCACGAAGGCAGCCTTGGCGTCCGTCTCCTTGGCCGCAGTCAACTGGCCGTAGACGCGCAGCTGGTCCTCGATTTTGCGCACGGCCTCCGCGGACTGGTTCGCCCCGGCGTCGCTGTCGGTGGTCGTGGCCTTGGTCATCGCGGTGGCCTTCTGCCCCGGCGTCCACTTGCTGGCCGGGTCGTCCTGGTCACGGAACCGGGCCTGCAGCACGGCCGCGCGTTCTCCAACGGCGCGGGAATTGGCGGTATAGCTGGCGGTGAGCGCCTTGATCTTCGCGTCCTCGTCCGTGAGCTGCTTCATCGTGGTGGTGAACGCGCTATCGTCCTTGCGCTCGTCGCTCGAGGTGTGAGCCTTGCGGATCTTGGCCAGCATCTCCTGTCGTGCCTCGGGCGTCAGCCAGTCGGGCGTGGTCACGTTGTCTTGTTTGCGTGCGGCATCGTGCGCCGCGAACTCGGCGCGAGCCACGCGCAGGGCCTCGGCCAGTGCGGCGGCACCCCTCGCCTCGTCGAGCATGGAGTGGAGGTGTTGGTCGGCGGCCTTGGCGGCGTTCTCCGTGGCCTGCTGGGTGCCCTTGAGCGCGGCCTGCTGCTGCCCCGCGGCGACCTGTGCCTGCTGCGCGGCAATGCCGGCCTTGAGCCCATCCCGCTCGTCACCCAGCGTGCGACCACGGCCGGCGCTCTCCGACCAATCCGGCGCAGCACCGCGCGCGCCGCTGTGCTGCAGATCCTGCAGGCGCTGCTGCATCTCGGCGAGCTTGTCCTCGGGCGTGTTGGTGCCGCCCATCCCCTTGCCCATGGCTGCCCACGCGTTGGAGGCAGCGGTGCCCAGCTTGGACCAGAATCCGACGGAATCCTGCGTCTTCTTGTTGATGGCGTCGAGCGTGGCGCCCACAGCGCCCTGCACGTCGTCGGTTTTCTGCAGGTTGCGGATCGCCTCGAGCTGCGCCGCGGTGAGGCTGTTCGCATATTCCTTGTGCCGATTGATCCAGCCCACGACGTCGGCGCTCATGTCGTCGAACTGCTTCGCGACTTCGGTGGTGGACTCGCCCGTGAGGTGGGCGATCTGGACGATGGCTGTGCCCATCTTTGCGAGGTTCTGCGGCGCCACCTGCCCCGATTTGACGAGCGACTGCAGCGCCTCCTGCGCTGCGGCAACAGCGCGGCCCGTCTCGGAGGCGATGGCCAGGGCCATGGCGTGAAACTGGCCGGTGGTGACGCCCGCGGCGCCACCCGTCAGGATCATCGATTTGCGGAAGGTCTCGTCCTGCTTGTAGCCCTCTTCCGTGGCCACGGCGAGCGCGCCCACGGCCGCCGCGGCGGCACCGATGGCCAAGCCCGCGCCGCTGAAGATGTACTGCAGGGCGTTCATGCGCTCGCCCATGACGACGGCGGATCCGGCCATCCTTTTGAAATTGCCGGTGATTCCCTCGTGGAACATCACGAGCAGCTCGCGGGACATGCCGGCGTTGGCGAGGCTGAACTCGTGTGCAGCTTTGGACGCCTTGCCAATCGCCTCGGTCGCCTCCTGCGCGGCCTTTGCGGGGCCGTCAGCGCCGGCCGCCATGTTGGCGATCTGCTGCACTCGGATGAGTTCCTGCGTGGCCCGGGTGTTGGCAGCGGTGGCCTTCACCTGCGCCTCGGCGGCCCTGACGGAGCGCCGGGACAGGCTCTCCATCGCGTCGCCGAGCTTGCCGACGTTGGCGATGCCTTCGTCCGTTTTGACGGTGAGTTTGGTTTCTACGCTGTTGGACATTTCAGGCTCCGGTTTTGAAGTACTTGAAGGTGGCCAGGGCCTCGGGGAGCGAGCGCTCCACGCTGTCCTGCATGATTTGGGTGAACTGCGACTTCATCGAGTCGAGCGCCGGGCGCATGAACGGCTGCGCGGGCACCCACTTGGCTGTGCCGGTGGCGCGCCACGCGATGCGGCCCGCTGCGCGCGATCCCGCTTTCGCGATGGCGTCGGCAGGGGTGCGCGTCCAGTGGCCGAACTCGACCCAGCCGGCGTAGTTCGCGCCAGCCGTCGCAGCACCCTTGCGCGCGCCGCGTTTGACCGTGCCGGCGCCCTTGCGCACGTCGACCTTCCACGTCTCGAGGTTGGTGGTGCAGTCCTCGGGGATGCGCATAACGTAAATCGAGCGCTTCAGGTTGCCCGGGTTGTCCTCGGGGTCTGCCGACACGGGCGCGTTGGCCACGGCTCGATCGCGCAGTTCGGTCATGACGGCCTTGGCGGCGCCGCGCGCGAGCGGGCCGCGCAGCACGTCGGGCAGTTGCTTGTATTCGGTGAGGGCTTTGGTGATCTCACCCACGTCGAGTTGGAAACCGTCGCTCATGATTCGTTTCTGCGGCTATTTTGAAAATTGGGCCAATTAATTGCGTATTTGCGAGTTCAAACGTCGCCCGCTCCATAGGTAAAAGTTGCGTTCAGCGTCAATTGGCGAAATCAATTGTTTTTCAAACGGGGCATTTTTAGTCCGTGAAAAATAACTTGGCGAGTTGGAAACCCGAAAGCTGTGGAGATAGACACGGCCCCCGGGTGCCCGTGCGGGGGTCTGCGCGGGCGGCCAGCGAGCGAACGGCAACGTGTTGGTGGTGTGGTGCACCTCGCGCTATCGCACGCCAGGATCCGGCTCCTAGTAGTCGAGACCGCCCGCGGCTCTGCGTTGCGCCTCGATGGTTGTTTTGTCGGTGTGGCAGGGCTTGCACAGGCTCTGCAGGTTGCCGTCGTCGTCGGTGCCGCCCGCCCACGCAGGGGTGCGGTGGTCGACTTCAACGGCCAGCGTGAGTCGGCCGGATTCTTGGCAGAGCACGCACATGCCGCAGTCGCGAGTGAGAACGCGCTCGCGGATCTTTCGCCAGGTCGTGCTACCGGTCTTGTGCTGTCGCTTGTGGTCGGCGCTGGCGAGGCGTGACTGCGGTTCTTTGCCGACGCGCGGTTTCAAACATTTGAGGCGGCGTTTGTTCGGGGACTTAGCGGCGGTCATGGTGTGTCACCTCCTGCACCACGCGGCGCCGCTCTTGATGCGGTTCTCGAGGGCCGTCTGATCCCACCGCAGCACTTTCGCCCCCAGGCGCACGGGAGCGGGAATGGCGCCACGCTTCTCGAGCGCCAGCAGCGTCCGGACGGACACGCCGAGGAGCTGCGCTGCTTCACTGGTCGGGATCAGAGGCTTGGTCATCACATTCTTTCGTATTAGGGTTTACCCTTTATCTAAGAGTATCAGGAAGGTGCGGTGCGGTGCAACTCGTCGGTTGGTTCGACAGGTGGACGGGGCCCTGTGCCGCACTCCATTTGCTCCCGGACCAACACCTCACGCCGCCGGCGCAAAGTGACGTGGTGCGAGCCGATCCCCATGGCGAGAAGGACGGCGCAGCCATGGCGAGCTTGCGGCGATGACGTGCGGCTGCGGCTGCGGCGCGGCGCGGCGCGGCGCGGGTCGGGTCGGGCAGGATGTGGGTGCTGGTCGTGATTGGCTCGATCGTGCTGATGGCAGCGCGTAGTTGGGAGGGTTGGGAGGGTTGCCCATTCCGGACGTATATGTGTCTCACGCACGCGAGAGAGCTATACGTGGGGAATGGCAAACCCTCCCAACCCTCCCAAACGGTCACTGCGCCGCCCCGAAACGGGCAGCCGCACGGAGCGCGATGGGCGCGTACAGCATCCCGCCGGATTTCCGCTTTGTGATACCTGCCTGCGCCTCGAGACGCTGGTACCAGGACGTGGCCGACGGCGCGTGCTCGCCGCGCTGTTCCTTCCAGTTCCGGAAGTCCGCATACAGCTCGCCGGCCTTGGACTCGCCCGAGGCCGTGCACCTTTCGTCGCGCCAGAGCTGGAGGTCGTCGTGCGCTTGCATGTATTCCGCACTGGCCGCGCGCACCGTCGCGGGGACGCCGAGCCCCTGCGCCTGCCAGAGCAGCGCGCCGCGAATCATCCAAGCCAGGATGGCGGGCGCCTCGGCCTTGAGTTTCTCGGGCATCAGCATGTCCTTGCTGGCACCCGTGAAGTGCGCGTCGAACGGCACGAGCACGATGCGTCGCGCCATGGCGGGATCTCCGCCGCGCAGTCGCGGTTTGAAGTTGCCGATGATGAGGTGCTTCTGCGTCTGCCTGAACTCGAAAAAATCCTGATTCACGAAACGCGCGCTGGCGGTGGCGTCGCCAGTCAGCTCCTTGACCTTCGGCTCATCGAAAAAGACGCCCTCCTCCAGCTCAGAGGAGCACGCCAGGCGGCGCCCGAGCAGTTGCGCGATTTCAGTCGGGTGCCGGTCATGGCGCGCGGTCATCAGCGTGGCGCCGGCAATCTTCAGGCTATACGAACCCATTAGGTTCTGCAGCAACTCGAACAGCGTTGACTTGCCGTTGCTGCCGCTGCCATGCCAGAAGAACAGCACCTGTTCGCGCCGGTCCCCCGTCAGCATGTAGCCCATGGCCCGCTGCATGAACGCGATCAACTCCGCGTCCCGGAGAAACACGTCGCTGATGAACCGGGCGAAGACAGGCGCCGCGGCCGTCATGTCAGGCCCGACCGAAGTGCACAGCGTGTGGAGTTGGCCAGCGCGCGGACGGAGCGTGCCGTCGCGGAGATCAATCACGCCGGCCGGCGTGTTGAGTTCCATCGGATCGCGGTCCCACTCTCCGGGCGGCACGACGATGCGCAGGTCGGTCTCCGCGAACTTCAGCACGGCCGACGTGGTGGCGGCCTTGGAAAGCTGCCTCTTTTCGGTGGCGCTGGGGGCTTCCGCAGCAGCAGCGCGGCATACGCGACGCGCAGCGCTGAAATGCTGTTTGCACTTGTCGCGCTCCCACGCGTGGCCGGCGTTCACCATCCAGCCCATGCCCGGAGTGACCCGGAATTGCAGCAGGAACTCGTCCACGAACGTCAACGCGAGCGCGTCCTCGCTGGCCGGCAGCGGCGCCAGGTGCGCGAGCTGCGCGGCGTTGAGCGCGGGCGGCGCGGATGGCGCCGGCGGAGGCAGCACAGCGGCGGGCGCAATGATGGTGGCGTCCTCCACCTCGCCGGCCTGCGCGGTGCGGCCGAAAGGGATTGCCTTTGTGCTCGCCTGCAGCGCGTACTCCGCACATTCGCCATGTGCGTGCGAGAACAGGTACGGCCGGCCTGCCCTCAAGAACAGGTAGGCGATGCGGTCGTCGCCGCGGTAGTCAGGCTCGGCAGGATCCGCGCAACGCAGTTGGTCGAACTTGGCGGGGTCGGCCAGCACGTCCGCCACCGTGAGCTCGACTCCACCGTGAAGCGTGAGCGGCCAGTCCTCCGGGAGCACACGCTGATCCAGCACCCGCGCCAAGTCTGCCGCGGCCTCCGACGTGGAGCGCTCGCGCTGCGCGGCGAGCCGATCCGCGTTCTTCATCACGAAGGCCGCGCGCGCGACGTCGAGCCCGGGCCGGGCTTTGGCGTGCGCCGCGATCTTGTTTGCGGTCGCGCGCTCGTGCTCCGTCGTCGAGATTTTGATCGTGGACAGGTCGAGCGGTGCCTTGTCGGTGTTGCGGAAATACGCGCCCACGTCGAGGCGCCGCAGGCCGGAGCCCATGTCGGGCAGCGCAGCGAAGTCCAGCCGTTCAGGCTGATGCACGCCGCGATCGAGCAGCGTCAGTTCGCGCGCCGCACCCGCCGTACTCGGCTCGACCCAGCAGACACGCACGTCGCGCACGTCGCTCGGGTTGCTGGGCTGCGGGTACTCCTCGAGGTTGCCGGCGGCCCAGAGGCGCGTCTGGATATGTGCGCCGGCCTTCTCGATGAGAGATCCGTCGGCCACATGCACGTAGAGGTGGAATTTGCCGAAGTCCTTGAGGAGCGCACCGTCGCTCTCCCGCTCGATGCCAGCGCTCGAGGACTGGACGCAGAGCATGGGGGCGTCGACAAGTTCCGGCACGGCGTCGAACAGCACCGGGAGCAGCACGTCCAGGCCCAGGCCCGAATCCGCGTCCAGGAGCATGACGGCCGGCTCCGCACGGAAGTCGAAATGGTCACGCGAACGCGCGATGGCGTCCGTTCGCCCGGCCAGCTTGGCCAGCGTGACGACGGGCCCCTCCCGCACCGGCAGGCCATAGGTGGTGGCTTCGTTCGGCTCAAGGGCGCCGAGCTGGCGCGCGAAATCGTGCAGGTCGCGCGCCTGCACGATGCGCACGTCGCCCGCCTGCAAGTTGGCGGACGACGTCGTCTCCAGGGCACCGTCAGCGGTCAGGCTATGGCTCTTGTTGAGGCGCGGCGGGTTCGCGGACGCGATGATGCTGAACCGCAGCGGCGGGTGGGCCGCGGTTTGCGGTGTGGCGAGCGAGTTCATACAATTTGCTTCTCTGAGGATGTGTGATCGGAAGGCCCACCGCGTAGTGCACGGTGGGTCTTTTTCGTTGGAGGCCTACGCCTGCTGCTCCAGCGCTAGCGCCGCGATAGCCTCGCGTCCCGTCGCGCCGCGGCTCGAGCGCGAGTAGAGGGCGTCCAGCAGTCGCACGCACTCGCGCTGCGCGGCCCGCACGTCGGCATACGGAGCGGTAACCATCTCGCGCACGGCGGGAGCCAGGGATCCGGCGCTCACGACGCGGCCCCACGGAACCAGCCCGGCAGGCAGTTTCAGCGGCGCGAACGCAACGGGCGCGACCCACGCCGAGCGCGCCACCGCATCGAGACGGCTGTACGCCAGCAGACGGCGCAGAGCACTCGCGTCGACTGCCGCGGATTCCAGACAGGCAGCAATTGCGGCCAGGATATCGAGATGCTGGGTGCTGAGTTCCATGGTGAATCTCCAGTTGATGGGCGGCAAGGGCTCCGCCAAGGGCAGGCGCAAATCGCGCCATCGGTGTTCGTCTATGTAGGTGGGTCGCTGGGCTTGAGGCCGGCTCAGCATCGGCGGTGGGGGCTGCTAGGGCGCTGCAGTAGTCGCAGCGCCGCACGCGGTGCGCGGCATCGTCAGCGCGCACACGTGGTGGTCATCCTCGGGCACAGGAGGCGCGGGCCGGGGCGCATCGGGCGGCACACGGGGACCTACGATCAGCAGCCCGCCCAGCGTGAGCGCCAGGTATCGCGCCAGGCTCGTGCAGCACTCAACGAGGTGACTCGTGGTGCGCTTGCGCAGCAGCGTGTAGAGGCAGTACGGGGAGTGCACGATGCTCGCCCTACGCAGCGGCGACGTCGGCGCGGGCCGCGTGCATGCGTCTCACCAGGGCGCGGATTTCATCGTCCGACTTGCCCGCGATGCGCGCGGCGTTCACAGCTTCGATCTCGCGGGCCGGCACGGCGCTAGCGCGGGCGCCGACTTTCACAAGTTTCGGCAGGAGGCCATTCGCGGCTCCAGCATAGAGGGCGGTGCGCGAGAGGCCGGTCATCTCGCAAGCGGCGGGTACCTTGATTAGGACGTGATTGAAATTCATTGCGATTGCTCCTTGGGCTCGCCACGCACGTCGATGGACGTAGGAGGCATGTAGAGCAATGTAGGTGTTTACCCTTTAATGCGGTAGCCCAGCGAACGACTTGACTTTCGCGCATCCCACCGAGTTATCGAAGTCGTTAAACGATCCCCCTATGAGAAATCCAATGGCCCGTCACACAAACTCGTCAATTGGGGTATATGTAAAGTTTTGGTTAACGCAATGCCGTATGGAAGGCTGGGGGATTGCGCGGCAGTAAGGCCGCGCCGCTCGCCATCGGTATACAGCTTTGCGGGCAGCCCGGCGGAGCCCGCAGTTCGTACATTCACTCGTGCCACGGCAGGACGCCAGGACGCGACGCTGTGGGGGTGTTTGTGGGGGTAAATCAGCCGTTTCTCCCGAAACGACGCCCAGATAGGAAAACAGCCTAGAGGCCGAGGCCGCTAAGCTGTTGATTCTTCATGCTATTTTTGGTCGGGGCGGCGGGATTCGAACTCGCGACCCCTTGCACCCCATGCAAGTGCGCTACCAGGCTGCGCTACGCCCC